CTGCATTCAATGTTGGAGATTACGTTGGAAACAAAGCCAGCCGCATGAACTCACTTGCTTCCTCTTGCTTGTCGCCCATTCCGCGTATTACCATCAGCCGAGCCGTTCCTCTTGACGTCATGACCTGGATTCACCAGCGCTGGCCCCTCAAAGCTGGCTACAAAACAACTAACTTTAGATGCGACACTGTGAAATTTGTCCAGCAATCTGGGCGCACAGCCAAACAATTGAAGCAGATGTTTGCTAAGGAGTCTTTGCACACAGAGGACAGCCGCATTATCTGCTTTTCTAAGAAGGCTGAACAAATCACGGGGTTTCCCACTGTGAATTCCCAGCAGGGCTACCGAGCTGGCTTAGTAGGCGTCTACATCGGACCTAGCTGCGCCACCACCATCCACATGCTACCACAACAACTCTACGTTGCAGCCACCCGTCACACCAGGAAGTTGTGCATCTTCATGGCGGCGCCAGCAGCTCGACCGCCATTGATATTCGCCCTTTGCACGTATGCCCTTGCCGGCGCGGCGAGGCCTGCAAACGTAAGGCAATCTGCTCCGACAGGTGTGGCTGCACTGGCTACTCGACATCCGGCCGACGCCTAGATCTTTCCTGGCGCATTGGAGCTCGCAACAATCGTGGGTTGTACGGAGACGTAGCGGTTAAAGACGTGGACTTCGACACCGGAACCTTCTCCTCCAGACCTGACCCGCGGGGCGGAGAATCAGGCAAGATATACAGCATACCAGAGGAAGCACAGGTCAACATGCAAGTCCACGGTTCGATCCATTTAGCCGGAGAAGGCTTCATACCCGCCATGCCAACCACGGAATCCCTTGACGAAGATATCACCCCCGTCGACATCCTCATCCCCCCTCTCAAATCGGTTAGCGTTACAGCAGTTGACGAGGTGCTCCAGAAGGTGGCCCCCACGAGCTCGGACCTTTACGAGTTTAGAAGGGATACCGGCTACACCAACCTGGGCAATCTCGGCTCCAAGAGTTTGCGCATAAAGATGCGCCATCGCCCAATCCTTGACCCTTTCTCGAGTGGTGAGAAACGCGTAATAAGCGTAGCTCGGTGTCGATCGCGCGCTCAAACTAACAGCCTTGACCACTCGCTTCAGGCCGCAATTGGGCGCTACGCTACTGCCAGTAGCAGATTGCCTTCTCACCAGCTCGAGCCGGAAGTCCAACAACTTACATCTGGACTCAATCAATTCATCAAAATACGCCAGCTGGCGCGGATCACCCCAGAAATGCTCGCCGTGGCTGAGGCTGAAGCATGCCAGAACATCGTCGCGAAAAAGAACCCGACTAGACAGGAGGAGGGTTTGTACGGATCAACATCATTCGCAACCAGCACCATTTCCTGCTTCAACAAGCAGCAAGACAAGGCTGGACTCAAGATTGAAACCTGGTTGCAAGGCAGCTTCACGGCGTCCGGATGTTACAAGTTCAAGGGAGGCCAACCGATTTCCGCTTCACCGAAAACGATTAATCATATTTGTATGGCCTACGTCAGATGCCTCGAGCTGGAGATTATAAGGTGCCGGCGCCCAGGTGTCCATCTACCTAACGGCACCAGTACTGAAGATTTTAAGAAGAGATTTGATGCTGATATTCGCACCCTACCCCCCGGACGATACCAGACCGTGTGCACCGATATAAGTGAACAGGACACCACTAAGACGGCAGCTGTGCATGAGCTCGTCAAACGACTTTTCCGCATAGTTGGTACGCCGGAACACGTCATCGACATCCTATTCAGCACGATACGCGCCTGGTCAGCGAGAGGCCTTGACTACACCCTCTGGACCCTCGATGCATTTCAAAGCGGTACAGCCATGACATACTTGAATAACACCATCGATAACATGGCTAGAGTTGGGAGTGCCTACCGTGTCTCCGCTCCTTTCGTTGCTGGATTTAAAGGTGATGATGGTTTTATAAGATCCCAACACATCACCAAGATAAGGAGCTTCAAAGAGTTGAAGATCGAGGAAGGAGTCACTGGTACTTTTGTCGGCTACCTTATCGGCGACGTGCTGACCATCGACTTGCCTCGCCTCGCTAATAAAGCTGCTTGT